CCACAATGACGGTTCCGAAGGTTCCTTGGACTTGCTCGTAGTGGTCGAGGATTTGCTCCGCCTCTGAATCGGCAATGTTTGCAAACGTCAGCGACAGCCTCATGTTTGTGCGACGGCTGCCGTACAAAATCCGATGCTCAGACCCGTTTTGGGCCTTGTAAACCTTGACCGGGAAGTCGCCAGAATCAAACGTGCGAGCGGTTGGCTGCAGATTTGGGAATTTGACTGCCGTCATTGGATGTCCTCGACAACCACAGAGTCTGTGTCATGAATAAAGTTAGCAAGCTCACTGTGCCTGTCATCGTTGCACTGGTGCTCCGATGCAACGATGTCTACGGTGCCTTCTGCAGAAAACGTAAGCTGCTCAACAACGTAAACGTGCGCGTGCTTTTCTTTAAGGTTAATGCTGAACACAGAGTCATGGAACTTTGTGTCAGACACTTTGCCGTCACTAATTTGCATCAGCCCGCCTTCAATGTCCTCTGAGCCAGTCTTGAAAAACGTTACAGAGTACATTCCGTCTTTAATCGGCTCAACGCTAGTCACAACGCCTGTATCACTGACGGTGCCGTTTTTAGCTTCTGAGTAAGGCGAAGACTCAGTAATAACCTTGATATACGAGCCTGCCCTTAGGTTTAAGCCTTCTACTGTGGTTGAAAAACTAACCGTGTGAGTCACATACTTTCTAAGGCCTAAGAAATACTTAGCAACCTTTACTGCATGGTCTCGTGACGTGCAGAACTGCGTCAGATCAAATTGCTCTTGCGGCAAATTAGCCCAAGGGCTCCCCTTAATTTTGACTCTCATGACTCTTTCTTCTGGCAACTTGTTACGCGATTCAAACCGATACCGCACAACTGCTGAAAAATTTCTGCGCTCTTCACTGCTTAGGTACTCGATCTTATATGTATCTTCTAGGATGTTGCCAGACGTGAAAAGCTGATCAATAGGGACTGGCCCTCGGTTGATTTTGCCGCTCTTTTCAAAAGTAGGAATAGCAGGCAAGAGCGAGAACTTGCCATCCATCATCACAAAATTGCATAGGAAGTAAGGCGCAACATCCATGATGTATTGCCGCAGGTTAGTGCGCTCTGCAACTACACCATTAAAGAACAACTCTTGCTCACGGATAAATCGTGAGGTGGTCTTAAAGTCCTCGACGTTAAGCAAAAACGCGTTATCCGGGTTCATCCCCGTGAGGTTGCCTGCACCGCCCTGTCTGTCAGTCAGCAGGTAGAAAGCAAGATCGGTGAACAAATTGCTCGGCCCATACGTTTTTTTGAAGTAAGGATCGCCTGATTCGTCATAAGGGTTGTCTGCGTCTGCGTTGACATCAGGATGCAACCGCCTAACAGGGATGCCCTGGCCTAGCCAGACGCGCAATGAATCGAGACTTGTAAAATTGCGACTTGCTTTCAGCGACAAGCCGCAAATAGTAAGCCCGTTGTATTGAGGCACTGTGCTGTTTTCAAGCACTTCATTACAATATACAATCGCATGCTCAGGTTCGTTGTCATTCGACTTGTTGACTAAGCCTCTATAAAAACTAATGTCTGCGTATTGGCTTCTTTTTTCAAATTCAGTTTCACCCGTAAAGGTGCCTGTGCCAGCAATCTCAGCTACATCTGTGATTCTGTATTGGAAGCCAACCTTGCTATATGTCCAATAAAAAGGGTTGTTGCTAGCGGTTATTGTTTCTGTGTGTTCAAAGGTGTCGCCCTTATCCCAGTTAGAATTTGTCCCAGCGTCGTCAATGACTTCAATGGGTCCGTTTAGTTCCCATTTTTTTGTCAAGCCGGTAAAATGTCCAGACGGCAACGAAACAACTTTGCCTTTCAAACGAAATCTAATTTTTTTGCTGCCAGCCTGAATTGCTTTTATTGCTTCGTTGGTTGCACCGATAGCCTTGTTTTCTGCGTTGCCAAAAACTTCGTAGTAATAACCACCAGCGCGACCTTCGGGAACACTTGTAGTGTCAATGTCCTGTACTCGGAAATACCAACCTGACCATCTGATCAAAGAGCCAGAGGGGTGGTTGCCTCTGAATTTGTTTGTGCTTCCGTAAGCAGAACTTCCATAACCAGGCTCGCCCTCGGCTGCAGTTGAGTTTTCGCCACGTCTGACTACAAACGACTCATCCTTGCTCCACCCTGGCGAGCTGCCGATAACTGAATAACCGACTAAACGCCAGACGTGTACTTGGTTTTGTCCAACTCTTGCATAGTGGTCTGCTACGAGTTCTCCCTTTTCAACAGTCCATCTAATTCTGATCCACTTATCGCCAATAACCTCGCGGGTGTCCTTGACCCTTTGTGTTCCAACACCACCGGGATCGGCGCTTGGATCGCCGAAAACTTCCCACATAAAAGCACCTTGCCGACCTGGGGGCTCGTGACTGCCTGCACTCCCAATTTCCTCGATTGCGATTGCACGCCTGAACCTTCCAGACGTTTCGTCCGGCAATGCAGTAGTTTGCTCAACTGCATTCGGAATGCTTTTCGTGCTTGATCCAGCAACCTTTTTAGGCTTGCGCAAAAACTCCTTGTTTTTCTCGATGTCTCTTTTTTTCAGCCGTACACCTGCTGTCTCGACAACAAACTTGCCAAGATTTCCAACATCTGGCTTTTCAACAATAGTAGGCTTATCAATTTCCGAAATAGAAGCATTGAGCAAAACAATTTTCTGATCGTCGTCTAAGTTTGCAAGCTCAGCTCCTGCAATAGGCACAAACTTGTATTCAAGTTCGGCTTTTTGCGGATGCTTAAATCTAATAAAGTTGTACTGCTCAGCCGGACTATTGCCTCTGACAGCAAAAAATATATCCATGCGGCGGAAGCTAAAACTGTTGTTACCGTTATCGACACCCGCTTTGCGCACATAAACTTGGAAAACAGAGGTTCTCGTAATAGTGCCGGTATAGGTTCCTGAACGCACTTGCACCTCTTGATCGTCAAACTTATTCAGCTCGTCAGGAGTCGGCGTTGCATTAAACGAGCAAAGACCATTCAAGCGTTGGAATACCTTGCTGCGGATGCCAACTTCAGTAACAACTGCCGGTTTGTTATTCCGTATAACGCCAGAAGCAATCCGTGTGATTGGGTAGAAAGTCGGCTCAACACCTTTACTGTCAGAAACAAAATGATTAGGCGCTTTGACTACGTTCTTGTCATTCACAAAACCAATCCGTGCATCTTGTGATTCCTTAGTGCTTATGCAGCGCAGGGTAATTTTTTGCGATTCTTTTTGCACAGGATCGAATTGTGGCAGCCGCCGTTTTGTGACAACAAAAACCGCATTGCCGATAGCAAACTGCTCGCCGACTTGCATTGCTTCGTCGGCAGCTAGTTGCTCTGACTCAACAGTTGAATTGATGTCATCTACAGGCTCGCCGCCTCTATTGTTTGACCGTTGATAGAAATCTTCGGGGATGCTTCCTGGCTGAATCAAAAACTCAACAGTGTCATCAACGTTAATTTTGTCTCTTTCAGTTAACGAGCCAGGGCCTGGGGTTAATTGCTGTCCGCCATTTCTGATTAGTTTTACTAAGCCCATACGAGGACTGTACTGACGTCCTGCCCCCTCCATATATCGCTTCCGAGCTTTGACAACTGCATCGTCGTCATTGACGTCAATAGCTTTGTCATTAGCTCCAGTAATTTTGATGCGACGTATTGCAGAAGCATGACGCTGTTTTTTAGGAGTTCCGTCAATAATTGAGACAACCTCGAAGTTTACTTTGTATCCAGTACCGTTAGCGATTGCCCCATACATTCCAAACTGCACGTTGTTTGTTGGCGAAAAAGCATGACAAAAGCTTTTTGAATTTGAAGTGTCATTGTCTGGGCATTCAAATACGTCTTGGTCGCCCGCGTAGCTAAATGGATCACCTTTGCTGCCGTCACCATTTGTGCCGTAAAACAGGTTATTGCTGCGAAGCCTGTTGAAATTTGATGCAGAATCTGTAAGCCCGCTTGTAAGGATTGGTGAGTTGCGTTTCCAGTAAAAGGCAAAGAAATCCTCGAACAAAGCGTCGAGAGCGTTGTTGCCTAAGAAAATCCCTTCAAGGTCTGGCTCAATAATCCCATCAGGAGCAGTGCCAGTAGCATGTCCATGCTCGCCAACAACAAACATGAGCTTTGCTGATTGCTGTGTGCCGTGGCTAAGCATCCGAGACCAAACAAGCTTTGGCGTTGCTAACATCCCGCCTACATTTTTGTTTTCGATATAACGACCAAAAATGATCGGGATCGGCGCACCATAATCCGCTAGCTCCATAAGGCTGTCGAATCCACGGCTTGGCGTAAAACGGTTTGAAGCATTGACGCTGCCGAGATCAAGCTGCGTTCGCTTTGAAGCCTCTGGTGCTTTTGGTTTAGGTGTTAGCAGATAAGCGACACCAGTCATCACAAGACTGATGGCAAGGTTGACCAAAATGATGGTCGCAGGCTCGTTGCGTATGTCAGGAATGTGGTCGTAGGCAGCGGGCCTCACTGCTCCACGACGCTTTACCTCAGCAGTAAATTGTCGATATTCATCCTCTGTTATACCGATCGTTTTGATCAGTTCTTTTTCGTACGGAAGCAGTGGTAGGTCGTAAACAGTCGGACCGAAGACCACTGAATCTTTTCTGACATTCGATTGACGTACAAGATCCCCGTCTGCCATGTGACTGCGAATGCCCAGGATTGCTGCGGTA